GCCATTAATACCTTCATTGGTGAAAATGGCTATGACCCTTATTGTTTGCAGATGTCCTCGCGAGACATCCAACGCGGTTTAGACGGCTCGTTGATCCCTTTCTGGTTGACTACAGACTCGCACGCAACTCCTCGGTTTTGCCCTGTGCGCCCTAGTCATATCTTTAAGATGGTCAACGTCGACTACTACGTTGATTGGATGAAGTACCTATGGATGGCTCAACCGTTCATTCTTTTCTCGTTCACTCCCTCCGACCCATGTGGTTCGTTCCAGGAGACTCAGTGGACAGTAAACGTTGACAACGAAATAGTCATGAACATAGCAGGTGGTGCTACCTACCGCCACCGACTATGGGACTACAATGTGGACTCTTTTGAGGCCTTCTATCCAGGAGTCCGCATTTTGTACGGAGTGGAAAGCGTTCCAGTAAATGAGCACTGGTCAATAGTGTTTATTGTTCCTCGCGCCGTCTTTTCCAACCCCACGACTTTTGTTGGCTGTACGCTCAAACGTCGTGTGTTCATACACACAATTACCTCCATGACTGTCGATCCCGACACTGGCTCCAATGTCCGCAAAGCGGCGTATGTCCAGCATGCCGGCAAATCCGCCCTCCTATCAGTAGGTGTCCCGGGCGAGTTCCAGTCAGTACGTCTTGGCGCAGCAATGCGTTCCATTTTAACAGGACGTATGCAAGCAGGAAAAGTCGCCTTTTCTGATCTGGTGGTTCTTTTCGCAGCTGAATACGGGAGTGATGTTCGCCTCCCGCAATCTATTGTCAGCCGCGCTTTCCCCGTTACTAAGCTGTCCACGCCAATCACTCGCGTGACGCCTTGGCACCAACGGGATGAGGCTGTATCCGTGCGACGGATCGCCGCGCCGCAATTAGCACCTTACGAGAAACTGGCCGGCACTGTGTTGTGCCCGCCTGTGCTAGATGCCGCGTATGTGCCTATTCGCTCGCTTGCCAACGACCAGTGGTGCGTGGAAAAACGCATAGATGCCGTTCGAAATGCCAGTGCCCAGCGCCTGGAATTCAACGATAAGTACTCCGAGTACGCCACTGAGTTTGCGCGACAGCTCATTCCGCTCCCGCACCAACTTTTCCCGATTGAGATCCAGGATGTTGTTGATGCGCAGAGCCGTCCGACGCAAGTAGCCAATAACCGGCAGGCTTTGCCATTTCTCGCGGAATGGTATAAGACTGCCACCACACTAGTGAAGTCCTTCCAGAAGGGTGAAGTGTTTGCTGAGATGGGCAAAGATCCTCGCAACATTTCCACTTTGCCTACCGCCCATTGCCTTTTCTATTCGACTTACACCCGCCCTATGGCGGTGCTGTTGAAAACGCAATCGTGGTATGCCTTCGGTTTGCATCCTATGGCAATAGCCCGGCGTGTCCATCACGTCGCCGCTACATCCCGAACCCTTACTGAAACAGACTTCAGTCGATTCGACGGAACGCACTCACATGCGTTGTACACCTTCGAGCTTGGACTGTTATTGCGCGCCTATCCACCTGGCGAGCATGATATGATCCGCAGAGTCCATGAGGCCATGACCTCGGCAAGTGCCCGCACCGCGTTTGGTGTTAAGTACGAGCCGGATGGAGGCCGCTTGTCCGGCGCGGCTGACACATCCCTCATGAACTCTATCGATAACGCCTTCGTCGCTTTTTGCACCTACCGACAGATGGGACAAGATGCTGCACGCGCATATATGAGTTTGGGCATATATGGCGGCGACGATGGATTGTCAGCCGACGCTGACCCCAAAATGTACGAGCGCGTGGCCACGGACCTAGGATTGAGGCTGAAAGCTACCACGCGCCCGTCCCACTTACCCGCGAGTTTCCTCGGGCGGCATTATCCGCAGCCCGCATCCGACCCTACGCATATGGCCGATCTACCTCGGCAGCTCTGCAAGCT